CCTACTTAGCGCCACGGGTTAGAGGGCGCATCCGAGTCAAGCGGAGTAGTAGCAGAATCCAAAGACCAGCGACACGGGATCAGACGCCAACGGTATCGAAGGCAGATGACGAAGTTAGCAGGGGGAGCGCGAAGCAACCACTAGATGATTGAGGATTAGGGCACATCACACGATCACTGCCCACAAGCAACACATAAGCACTGAGAGCGCGCCAACGGGCAGACAATCCACGGCACTCACCGGCAAGGGCAGACAATCCAAGCCGCAGAGATCAGCTCTCAGGGCTTACTACAGGGCCTTGGAGATAGGGTCCTCTAGTAAGCAACCAACCACACACCACAGAGGATAGGAACATGAAAACAATTGGACAGTTAATCAAGACGGTAGCAGTTAATTATGACGGTATGCACGAGTACAACCGCAAGCGCATGGACGCGGAGTATGACAGCGACGAATACAACGGAGCAGGTGAGGTTCGGGACATCTTCCGAAGGCATCTAGAAGAGGCCTTAGAGGAACTCAAGGCGCTAGGCATTGACGTGGACCTGCTAGTATAGGAGATCAATCGTAGCGCCTCACAGGGGCGCTTCAGTGGATAGCCTAACAAACACACACACCACAGAGGGCGCAGACAATGCCTAGTCAGAATTACGAGCACGTCCGCATGATCTTGAAATCACGTAGCGGATACAACGAAACAAACTTTTGCACCGTCGTTAGCATAGCCACAGCGTTCAACTGGAGCGCGGGCAAGGCTCACCGGCTCATGGCCAAGCATGGCAGACCGCACCGACGGGGGCCGAGTTGGGATCAGTACTCCATGGCCCTAGAGGATGCCTGCAAGAAGGCAGGCCGCTCGGTTAGCTACCACAAAGACTTCAACGACATGACCATAGGGCGCTTCGCTAAAGAGCACCCAACGGGTACTTGGATCATCGCGGTCAAGGGTCACGTAATAACGCTGATCGATGGGGAGTTTCAAGACTGGACGGCCAAGACAGCCGGACGCCGTAAGATCGGATACCGCTCAGGAATGGGCGTAGCAATGGACGCGGGTGTTGCCCGCATAGGAGATTGAGAGATGAACAACCAATGCAAAGAGTTTTTAGATACATTCGAAGCAACGCTCAGAGCGCGCCTAATGGCTTCTGACGCGGTCCTGATGTCTACCCTAGACGATGACCCTGCTGACATCCTAAGAGTCTACAAGCGGCACGAGAGAGCCTTAGACCTACGAGTCAGGGATATGGCCAAGCAGATCGGCGAGATGGAAGGCCTCGGGCCTGACACTGAATCAGAACTACGCAACGCCGCCGTCGAATTAATTAAGGGAACGACTGCGCAACGTCGCCGTAACCTTACTCAGGGAGATTGAGAGATGACAAACAAGCAAGCTAGAGACGAACATGCACGCGACTACGAGAAGGGAATCGCGGTAATCATCGGCGGATTCGGTACAGGAGCCGCCCTCGTTTATTGGGTACTGCCTGCACTGGTAGACCTCATCATTTACATTGGAGCCTAGACCATGAGCCAGATATTAAACGTATTTAACGACGACGACCCCGAGGGACTGACAGTGCTCATCCGAGAGTTCGAGTCCGAGGGGGACTTCTGCGACACGGACGGCTTCGTTTACGTAGCGACAGTATTGGACCAAGAGACGGGAGAGGAGTTGGAGGCTTTTAGAAAAGTATTCAGTGCCTACACTGCGGCTTTCAACTATGCGAAAAAGTGCACCAACAAAATTTAAGGATAAATCATGGAATACTACAACGAACCTAACACACCCTACGCCAGCAACGACACGGACGGCGCAGAGTTCTTATATATGACGGACGCGGAAATCGCGGACCTGTTCCTAGCACTACGAATTGAGGCCCTATGATGGACAAAGACACTTTATTCTTCGCCCTTGTGGTGACATTCCTAGTGCTGATAGCGTACACGATCTAATTCTTTGGAGATAATGACATGAGATTTACCAAACTATACAACGACGCATTAGACTCAGCCCGCGAGATTGCGGACGAGCTAGAGAACTTCGGACACGCCGACCCTCTGCGCCTGATCGAGGAGCGCGCTTACGCTCGCGGTGTGGAGACCTACTTCGCGAACGCCTTTGAGATCGTGGACGCTCTGCGCGGCGACGGTAATCTATTCGACGAAGCGGAGTACTGCGCCAAAGAGATAATCGACGCGCGCGACTTAGACACTAACTTTAGCGACTGGGTGCATGAGGTGGCATACCAAGGATACCGCCTACTAATGATCGAGCAAATTTCACGTATGGGGATTGAACTATGAGGATGTTTTTTGAAGTACTTAAGGGGCTGATCCCCGTAATCGTTCTGGCAGGGGCGCTGACGTTTGCCCTTGCACCTACAACGGCCCCCGTCTTTGATGGCGGGTCAGTCAACACCAACGTGAGGGGTTGAGCTATGATCGAGTTGCTTTTCCTGTTCGCTTTAGGAGCCTCTCTTCTGGGTGTCTTTGGGTGGATCTTGCAAGCCTTGTCAGTTGGCTTTGTGGCGCTTGTCTTTGTAATGCTTTGTTTGTACGTTATAGGAGGTTAGCAGATGAGCTACAGACAAAAGCGGGACCTGTACTGGGACGCTATCGACGGCATACAAGCGGCAAACAAGGCGCTAGGGGCCCTCGCAATCGACTATAAGGACGAAGTGGCGTCCACCTTATGGGACGACACGCTAGCCCTATGGGATGCCGTCTTGAAGCAGTCCATCGAACATAACGCACGCAGGAGGTCGGGCGATGGAGATACTTAGGGCGCTCTCGGTGCTCCTTAACGCGCTTTTAGGCGGGCAGAGTACAGAGACACTATGCGGGCGCTGTTATCGCCTTAGAGAGCAATACAGAGCCGCTCAGGCGGTGGTATGGGTAGTCAACGGAGTATTTTTCTGGCAGATCAATCACTGCGCCAGTAGCTACCACGCCGACCGACTGGTAAACAGCAGGAATTTCGACAGGGCAGAGGCTCTGCAACTAATAAAGGAGATTGTAAGAAGATGACGGCATATTATTACGTGACGCTTACCGAAGGCGCGAAGGCCTTTGAATTGGAGTCAAGCTTTTCATTCACAACGGCGACAAGGTACGCCATCGAGCTAAACATTAAGACAGGGGCGCGAGCCAAGGTGTTCTACCGCTCGACGCTAGAGAATTCAGACTTTGAAGTATGGCCGCTAGACGGCAAAGCAGGGGAGTATTTGAGATGAACTACAACGAGAGATTGGACGCACTGGCCGACGTGATCGACTTGATTGAAGACGCGGCGGGCAAGCTTGTGAAGATGGACAGAGACTACGGACTCAGCGAGGCAGAAGAATACACACTGGCCCGCTTACAGGAGGAATATACAGACCTCTGCCGTGAGTACGACGAAACAGAAAAGGAGTACATCAACTATGTCTACTAATGGACCCTGTACAGCACCGCATCGGAAGCTACTACTGCAACACCACGGGCGCGGAGCTGTCCGCCTACTGGTGGAGGTAGAGTCACACATACGAGAGAGCAAGAGCGATTACTTAGCTGGTGAGCTGGTCGTTATTGCCGAACTAATAGACACTATCTTAGAGGAGATAGACGCAAATGGATAATTTCTTTGATTGGAGTGACGACGCTATCGCACCCCTTAAGCCCGCCAAGACGGCACAGTCTGCGGCACTGGCGGATGAGGTAAAAGAGTACTTAGACGCTGGTGGACATCTTGAGTGGGTGCCATACAACCCGATCCCTGAGATGGTGGGCGCTGTGTCTACTATGAAACGCAAGTGGCCGACAGAAGAGGGAGCGACTAAGGCGACACCTACAGAGTAGCTTTAAGGTTCCTCTAAGGAAACCATCAAAAGCTTAATCACATCCCATTAAAAGCTTGAAGGGCTTTAGAGATCCCTTAAGGGCTCAAAATCATTATATGAACGACCTCAAAATCTGTCAAGAGGTCCTTTAAACCATTGTGTATTATTAAACCTAATTAGAGGAGACCTATAGTGTCTATCTTCCAAGATATGGTCGCTAAACTCTCAGGAGTTGACAGCGCCAAAGAAATAACAGAGACTTATGAAGAGCGCCTCTTTAGGGAGCGCGTCCGACGGGCACATACGCCCCAAATTCTGCCTGTCGAAGAGTACAGGGACCCCTACCACTTCAGCGTGAGGGGAGAGGATGGCCGAGATGGAAAGAAATGACAGCCAAGTGATACGCTCCAAGCTACCCTGCGACGAATGCGGCTCTAGTGACGCAGTGGCGGAGTACGACGACGGACACACATACTGCTATTCATGCCAACATTACGAGAGAGGCGAAGGAGGCCGACCGAGTATGACAAATCAAGTTGAATACAAGCCGCTGGACTTAGAGCTTGAGCGCCTACAACGCGCTTGGGCCGATGGTAAGCCTTCCAGCATCCCACAGCGCTCGCTGTCAAGCGGTAACGTAAGCTTTTATGGTGCGGTTATTGGTGACAATACACACGCATACCCTTATTTCAGCGGTGACGATACAACCCCATGTGCGTTCAAGGTACGCAACGTGGACAATAAGACGTTTCGCGTTGTCGGTGAGTTAAAAGGTGCCGGCCTCTTTGGTGAGCAGAAGTACGGCAACCACCAGCGTAACCGCATCGTCATCACAGAGGGCGAGCTAGACGCCATAGCGGCCAATCAGATGTTCGGTGGTAAGGTTCCGGTGGTGTCCCTTAAGGGCGGCGCGGCGGCGGCGGGTAAGGATCTCAAGGATAGCTTCCAGTTCTTGGACGGCTTCGAGGAGATCGTACTTTGTTTCGACGCCGACGACGCAGGCAAGGCGGGGATCGACAAGGCCGCAGACGTGTTTGCTGGAAAGCTTCGCGTCATGCGCCTTGATCCCCGCACGGGTAAGGACGCCTGCGACTACCTCAAGACCGGCGAGTCTAAGGCGTTCACGGACCTCTATTGGTCGGCCTCGCAGTATACGCCGCAAGGTGTCCTGTCTAGCGCTGAGCTATGGGAGAAGCTGAACACTGAGCGCCCTGACGCCATTGGCTACTACCCTTGGGCACCGATCAACGCCCTAACCTACGGCTTCCGCCCTACGGAGCTGATAACGATCTGCGCGGGCTCTGGTCTGGGTAAGTCGTCTATCCTTCGCGAGGTGGTAATGCACATCAAGAAGACCACGCCGCACCGCATTGGTTGCCTGTTCATGGAGGAGGCCGTTGAGCGGACCGCCGAGGGCTTCATGAGCGTTGATCTAAGCACGCCGGTACACTTGCCTACCTCTAGCGTTAAACGCGGTACAGAGGAATACAAGGCCAGCTTCGACCGTGTGTTTGGTGACGATCAGCTTATGATTATGGACGCGTCGTTCGACACGGGCGCTACTGTTGACCAAGTGGTCAGCCGTGTACGCTTCATGGCTAAAGCGCTCGACTGCAAGGTGATTATCTTAGACCACATCAGCATCTTGGTCTCTGGTGGTCAGTACGGCGACGAGCGCAAGGCACTGGACGAGATCATGACAAAGCTACGCACACTCACGCAGGACACCGGCATCGTACTCTTCGCTGTGTCCCACTTGAAACGGCCAGAAGGTAAGGGCCACGAAGACGGGGCGGCAACATCGATTGCACAGCTTCGCGGATCTGCTTCTATCGCTCAGCTTTCAGACTTCGTAATTGGTCTGGAGCGAAACGGACAGGCAGAGGATGAGACGGATCGCAACACGACCCATATAAGAGTCCTCAAGAACCGCTTCAGCGGAATAACCGGACCGGCTGGCCACCTGCTGTACGATGGTGACACCGGACGCCTACACGAACATGAACCTATTGAACACGAGGAGGAAGCACTTTAATGCTCAACTACGACCCTAACCGATTCGACAGGCTGGCAGAGGTACTGCTAGCGTCGATCGTTCTTGTGACATTCTTTACAGTTTTGGAGGTGGTATGACATATCGACAGCTTATAGAGATGCTTTCTGGACTTCCCGAAAGCTATTTAGACCAAGACGTTTGCTATCAAGCGTTCGAAGAGAGGTACTATGTGAATGCCCTAAGGCTGTCGCACTTCTCTTATGAATACCGAGTAAACGACCCTAACGTGCCTGCAATAAGCGCATTACTTATGGCATTTGACTAGGAGGCTTTATGCACAGTAATTCTTTAAACGCTTATAACGAGATGGTCAACACCATCAAAGGCAAGCGCCGCGACGTCCTAGACGTAATCATTCGCAATAAAGCAGTGACACGACAGGACATTAGCCGCATAATGGACAAGCCGATCAACGAGATCACCGGCAGAGTCAAAGAACTCCTAGAAATGGGAGCTATCGACGAGGTTGGTGTGGACACATCAAGCGGGCGCTCTAGGGCAATCCTTGGTCTGTCTTTCGAGACGGCTCAGTTAGACCTGCAACTATGAAGAAGCAACTAACTGGTGAAGGCGGTAAAGGCTCCAGCCAGCGGGCAACAGACAGCAAGAAGTTTGCCAGCAACTGGGACAAGATATTCGGAACTAAAAAAGGACATAACGATGCAAGCAAAAACGCAACTACTACTGGAAGCAAATGATCTAGAGAGTAAGATCAAAGGGAACATGCACCTACTACACTTAATCCTTACGCTAATCACTGGCGTGTGGGTGTTCGTGTGGGTCGCTTGTGCCTGTATACGCAAATCCAGTAACGATAATCTACGGGCGCGTATCCGCAAGCTAGAGCGGCAAGCGATGATGGTGGACGAATGAGCCGCATAGGTGCCTTGGTGCTAGAACAACAAACAAGTAGGGTCGAGGAGGATCTGAATGAGAGCAGTGCTGGACATAGAGACCAATCTAAAGTGGGACCATATCTGGGTAGTCGGTATCTACGACGAACGCGGCGAAAGTATCGCGGTGTATTCAGCGGAGGAACTAACCGCAACGCTGGAGCGGCTTGGGACGACTTCGTTGATTATGCACAACGGGGTGGGGTTCGACCTTCCGAGGCTGTATGAGATATGGGGTTGGGAGCCCCGCGGCTTAGAGATCATCGACACCTTACTGCTTGGTCGCCTTTACGACCCGAGCATTGAGGGTGGCCACTCTCTCAAGCAGTGGGCTCTACGTGCCGGTCAGCGACTCAAGGATGAGTTCGCGGCGGCAGACTTCGACAAGGGCCTGACGCAGGAGATGATCGACTACTGTCTCGCAGACTGCCGTGCTACCTACGACGTGTACGAGCACATCGTCGGCCTTCTGGACGATGAGGGCTTCTCAGACTACAGCCGCAAGCTAGAGCTACGTGTCGCAGAGATCACAGCGGTGCAAGAGCGCAACGGCTTCATGCTCGACTGGCAACGCGCCTGCGACATCTACAGCGAGCTAGACGGGGCCATGCGGCTAATCACCGCTGAGCTTCAGCACATCTTCCCGCCCATCGTCGAAGAGCGTTGGTCCGAGAAGACAGGCAAGCGACTGAAAGACAAGGTGACTGTGTTCAACGTAGGCAGTCGCCAACAAGTAGCGGAGCGGTTAGCCGACAAGGGTGCCAAGTGGACGGAGGAGACCCCTACGGGTAAGCCCGTCGTCAACGACAAGACCCTCGCGGCTAACGCTCATGTGCCAGAGGCCGCCAAGGTGTTGGACTACATGACGATGCAGAAGCGCGTCGGCATGCTCAAGAGTTGGATCGATTCTGTCAAGGACGACGGACGCATCCACGGACGTGTGAACACAAACGGTGCCGTTACGGGCCGCATGACTCACTCATCCCCTAACATGGCTCAGATCCCTAGCGAGGGAACGTACAGGGCCTGCTTTACCGTCCCAGACGGGCACAAGTTGGTCGGCATCGACGCGAGCGGTTTAGAGCTTCGTATGCTAGCCCACTACATGAAGGACAGCGACTACACGGACCTGATCCTTCACGGCGACATCCACACCTACAACCAAGAGGCCGCAGGTCTGCCGTCACGTAACGACGCCAAGACCTTCATCTACGCTTTCTTGTACGGTGCTGGTGACGCCAAGATCGGAAGCATCGTTGGTGGGGGTGCCAAGGAGGGCGCTAAGCTCAAGGCTAAGTTCCTTAAGTCTCTCCCCGCACTACGAGCGCTTCTGCTCAAAGTCCAGCGCATAGCATCGTCGGGTACTGTACCGGCGCTGGACGGCAGACGGATACGGGTACGTTCGGAGCACGCCGCTCTTAACT